TATCGTGGTTTATACTGTTTCAGATTTCGTTCAAGTATTTGTTTCACTTCGTTATCACAAAAGTAAATAGCTACCATCTCCTCTTCTGTTACACTAAAGATGACTTAAATCACCAAATGGACGGAAGGAGGTGTAATACATGATAGTCCTTGAACATGTAAGTTTACTTGCAAAGAGATATCATATTCCAGAGGACGAGTTAAAAAAGATTCTGGACTCAGAGAAGGTCCTCATTCATAGGATCGGTAGGTCAGTGGACAATCTCATGGTCAAGGTTCCTGATGCTGAGGACGCTGTATTAAGACACGCTGCATCGATTTGCGGTCCAGAGCACTATTTTGCAACGCAAGGGCTTGAGAATGTCATGGACCTCAGCGAACACAAACAAGCCTTAGAGCTTCTGTCTGGTATCTCAAAGAAGAGGATAAAGCATAGTCTTTTAACTTCATTGGGCAAGGCCATTGGAGATTATGAAGCCGAACTTTGGCTTCTCTCAGGCGGCCCCCTCTTCTATTTCCAGAAGGGCAAGAACACATTCGTTGTGTCCGATCTCTTTGCGTTTATTAACCATCTTTCAGAGGACATGCAGTCATATATCAAAAACATCTTCGAGAAAGAGGTCAGCCAGTTTTTTACTATGCTAAGGCGACCGATAGTTATTCTCAAAGAGGACTGCATTATTGTTCGTTTCTTTAGAGAAACGACTGTCCGTGAGAAATGGTTTGTCAAAGACCTTGTGTATCACTTGATGTACGACTATCTAAGTAGTGAGATCAAAGAAGGATACAAGAATACTACTGAGATAGAAGACTAATCATCCATAAGTCTTGAGTACAACTCTTTGAGGACTTCGGGCTTAGGAGCGGGAACTGAACGGGTAAGGTAGAGCATTTCTTCAACTGTAAAGTCCTCTTGCCTTATCCTGATGAGGAATGAGTTTCTCCATTGAGAGAACCTAGTTGCGATCCCCAGTTCTCTTCGAAGCATAGACGAGATTACGTGTCCATTCTTAGGGAATAAGCTGTCTAGGTTTTCTTCTCTTTCGAAAGACATGTACCTCTTGAATCCATCTGGTAGCAATATCTTTGTCCCATTAACCATTATGGAGTTTTCTTCTTTGTTGTAGTCTTTCCATGTAAGGGCCTCGATCTCTGCTTTCTCAAGCCCAATTATGTAAGACAAGGCAACAGCCGGGATCATATATTCCCTTCCGGTTTCTTCCAATAAATCAACTGTCTTATGAAATACGTCTTTTGGCAGACCGTTCTTAGCAGAGACTATTCTCTCTTCCGAAAGATCGCTAATCCGTGACTTTACTACTGTCCATGTTAGCTCTGCTATCAGTCCCCTTTCCTTTGCGTAGTCAAGAAGGTAAATAACCTTCTGTATCTCATCTGATGATACTTTGTTATGGTATAGTTTTTTCATCTGCTAACCTCCTCTCGTTATCAATATACCACAATAGTCAATGTTTGTCAAGTTTTTGTTTTTGTTTATAAGCGACTCCTACTGCTAAAGACAAGAGAATCATAAGCCTGAATGCGATTGAGATTTTAGCCAGGATATAGCAGAGGAGTCCGGGGAAGATAAACATAAGACTCGTCATAGTTTATTCCCCTTTACTGCTTTCGGTCTTATCGTTTACTTCATTATCCTTTCCAATTGTTGCCCCGCACTTTGTGCAGGTCCAATTATGGAAGGTATCGGCACTATAGTTTAGGCTTCCACAATGTGGGCATTTTCTTATGGTCATTGCAGATCATCTCCAGGAAAAGGTCCGGGGAATTAAACCCCCGAACCTACCTTTCTCTTTTCCATTGTGCTGATAACTTCATTCTTCCTGTTGATGATAGCCGTTTCCTTTTCCTTGCCAAATCTCATGGTTATCATCTTCTGTCTTCGGTTAAGGCTGATTACATTTGTCAGGAAACCGGGTTTGCCATTAAACACAATAGCATCTCCTATATTTGCATGCCACAAGTCTCTCTTGAATATATTCATCTACTATCCTCCTCTCATACCAGTCTGATCGGCATTACTACATGTTGAACGCCCGGAAGCTCATTGGACTCTATAAGCAATGGGCTATCGCTACTACTACCCTTGAACACGACAGTCTTCGCCTTATCCTTCTTAAAAGAAGTGAGGGCCTCTATCAAAAACTTCGGATTGAATACAGCCTCAAGATCAGTACCTTCATGATCTGCATTAAGCTCCTCGACCATTTCTCCATAGTCCGGACATCTTGCAACGACCTTAACCGACCCATTGATTGAGAATCTTACGCTGTCAGAGCCAGCATCGGCAACGGTTTTGAGTCTCTTGAATGCTTCTATCGTATTATCGATGTTCTTTAGAACTATGGTCGTCGTGGTACTTCTAGGAAGGACCCTCTTGTAATCTGGGAACTCAGCGTCTATTACTGTTAACCTGATTTTTGTGTTTCCGCTAGAGATGTTTACGTAGGTCCCGTCGTAGGCAATTTCCATAGTCTGGCCCAAGACCCCTGTCTTATATGCCTTTAACATAGCCTCTACGCCACTTCTTTCTAGCAGAAAGTGATCTGCTAGGTCTCTGGAAATTTTGTCGTCTATGAGGTCATATATGCCCATTCTGAAGCCATCAGCCGTTATGAGTCTCACGAACGGACCACTTTCTGCAACTTCTACATAGAGGGTATGAAGATTCCTCATGAATGGGTCACTTGCAGAGAACGGGATTAACTTCTCGACCGCATTGAAGAACCTTTCAGTGTCAAGGCATACATGGAGTCCCGATATCTCTTTGTACATGTTTTCCAGGTACTCGTATGCTTCCGCAATCATCATCTCTGGATCGTATGTACGCATAACAAGATGGCGTTTCTCATCGATCTGGAACTCGATATTCCCTTCGGGATTATGGACAATTTTGATCGTGTCTGTTTTCTTCTTCTTCAACAATGTCTTGTATCCCTTGAGGAACTTTTCTGCATAGTGCATATCGAACAGGAACCTGGAATCTTCCTGTACATCATTTTCGACTGGTATGTCTATTGCTATTGCAGTAGACAGATCGGTCCCCATGATGTTTAGTCTGTTACTTCCAATAGCGGAAGCTATTGCCGACCCAAGAATCGGTTTTGTTGGTTGCTTTGAAACCGCTTTTTCAATTCCTTCCAATGCAGTCATCAGCTTTTCATAGCTTACCTTAATCATCCTTACCAACCTCCTTTTTTGTTTTTGTTGAAAAAAGCAGAGCGGGAACTAATCAGGGGGTAAGATAGCCCCGCTCTGAAAAACAGCAGCGTTACGTCTTTGTTACGTCTTTCGGGGGATAAGTAGCATTCTTTTCTCTCTTTTTTCTCCTGATACTGTCTTAGACACGATAGACTGTTTGACGCCTAACATGTCTAAGATTTCTTCATCGATAGTGTCCTTCCCGACCAGGAACCATGCGGTAACACTATCTTTCTGTCCTATCCTGTGAGTCCTGTCTATCGCTTGCTCAAGATCAGCAGGGGTCCATGGATACTCAAGGAATAGGACGTTGGATGAGGCCGTGAGGGTAATTCCAACCCCACCAGCTTTGATATTGAGGACAATCAGCTTTGTGTCTGGATTATTCTGAAAGTCCTCAACAATTTTTTGCCTCTCGATTGCCGGGGTCTCACCCATTATTTTGTGGCATTTGAATTCATTTGCGACCTCGTTGACTATTTCCTTGTGGGTCGCAAAGACCACAAGTTTCTCACCAGACTCGATGAAGTCAGAGATCCATTCTTTGGCCTGCTTCATCTTGCCTTTTGCAGTTTTTTGCTTTAGCGTTTCTATCCTGAACAAATGTTCGGCTTTCTCAGCGTTTCTTTCTGCTATCATCTTTGCAATAAGCTCTTTCTTCTCAGGAGAAAGGTTGAAGCCTTCTGCTTTCAGTTGCTTCATTATCTTTTCATTTTGTGGAGCTTCTTCCTTCCTCTTCTGAACCCAATCGATAAATTCTTGTTCGTAATTGTCGTAATCCTTCCGGTTATCTATGTCCACAGGAACGATAACCTTCCGTTTATCAGGAAGCTCTTTCAGGACCTCTTTCTTTTCTCTCCTGATAAAGCATTTCCCTCTAAGTCTTTCGTTAAGCTCGTCTAGGTTCATTGCCCCGGAAAGGTCAAGGCCGAACCTAGTATAGTGAGCATTACAATATCTTTCTGCAAACTTCCAGAACCCACCAAACTCATTAAGCCTTCCCATTATGTCTAATTGGCTTACAAGCTCTATGGGTCGATTAACTATCGGTGTCCCTGTAAGCAATAACCTGTATTTGATTTTCTTTGCAAGTATCTTTGAGGCTACCGTCCTCTTTGCTTTTTTGTTTTTGATATAGTGGCTTTCGTCAAAGACGATCGCCTGTGCGTTTATAGAGGACAGATCCTCAAGTCTCTTTGGTAACATATCGTAGTTGATGATAACTACTTCGGCGGGGTCCCCTTTTCCGTTCCAAACAGCGACCTCTTTTTCCGGCAACCATGTATTCCATTCCTTTTCCCAATTAAATTTCAGGGAAGCAGGACAGACTATTATTGCCGGGTAAGCGTTTAACTTCTGTATGGTTGCTATGGCCTGAACTGTCTTTCCTAGACCCATTTCATCAGCTATAAAGACCCTTTCATTCTTTATAGCGTAAGCTACCCCGGCTTTCTGGAAAGGATAGAGTTCGAGAGCCAGCCCGGGGACTTCTATTTCCGCGTCGCTGGCCGCCGACGCTTCTAAATTGCTCTCGAACTCCTCCATTTCCTCTTGTATAGCGATATAAACATCTTCTGAGATATCGAAGCCATAATTTTGAACGAACTTCGATATCCCTTCTAAATTTTCGGCCAGCTTGGGAATAGGGACACGCCAGACCTTCTTTTGACCGTCCCACTTCCGCCCGGGCAATTGCTTGATGGCATCTACCAGCATCGGGTCATAGGGGAAAGAGAACACAAGATCGTGTCCCTCTATTTGGACCGCCTTCTTCTTCTCCGCTCTTGTCTGTTTTGAAATAGTTTTGTCGGAGGGTTTTTCCTGGACCGGGATCTGATCCAGGTCAAAACCGCCTTTTGCCAATTGACCACGGTATTTTTTGAGCATTTTGTATGCGATGTATCGCATCTTTGGAGACCAGTTCTCATATGGTTTTTGAGCAAGTATATGCCCCATATAAGCGTCTCCTCCGTTGAATCCCTGGTGGTCTTTCGACGTTGCTCCGTCGCATCTTGCTGCCAGGAAGTCAATTGCTTCTTTCAAAAGACGGTTCTCTGCCATTCAATACCCTCCTCTCGTCTTTCTCTAATACTAAACTACCATATATTTCTGATTTTGTCAAGAGGTATATTCAGAATTTTTGAATATTGACCTCTTTTCTTTTGCCCATCTTTTATAGGTCTCAATGAAGGTTTCAGACCCTAAAATAGGCGCGTCGGGGTCGAATTTCCGGGGGGTAACCACGGTCCTGATTACTTCCCCATCTTTTGTGCACATAAGCCAAAGGGTCTTTGACTTGTTTTGAAGGCAAAAAGACTTTACGTCCAGGGGAAAGACGAAATAGTTCCTTACCCGCCATTCCTCCCCTATATAGTAGACCGTATCGTTCAAGTCCTTTTGCCATACTTCAGTAGCTGCCATGTTTTCTATCACTCTTATCAACTACCCCTTCTTTGAGACTGTTTAAGAAGCTCTGGTTTTCTTCCAACCTTTGGATTATCCCCTTTCCCCTTTCGAGGGTTCCGACGTGCGTAATCTTTTGTCCGTTCTTCGAGTAGATATAGAGTAGCCTAGTCGCGCCTTCTTCAACGAGGCCGAAATGTTCAGACTCAAAGACCGCCGTAGTCTGGTTGATTATCTCTCCGCTTGCTATATCCTTTGATCGGATAGGAATCATTCAGACTCCCCCTCATAGAGGGTAACGGGTTTTACTTCGATGATATCACAAAGAAACATATTCTCTTTGTGATATGCCCGGGCCTCCTCCTCACTCTTAAATATCTTATGACATATAGCCGTCTCGCTTTCGACCTTCGCCGGGCCGGTCCAACGGGGATAACTATATACGAGAACGTAGAAAGTTACCGGCATTGTCATTCCTCCTCTCTTTTTGATAGTTTTTGCAGATGGTCTGCAAATGCTTGCACTTTTTCTATCGGTACTTGTGCGCCAACACTTTCAAAATACTCGTCTATTCCTTTAAATCCAAAATCAGACGGATAGTAAATTTCCAAACGGTTTTCTTTTATGATGTATATCAATACTTCAACATGCGAATACTCTTTTAGTTTCAAGCCTCTTTTGTTCGGCGTGCTGTGCCTTTCTAAACCAGCTTGAACAGATAAGTATACAGTTTCTCCGTTTATGACAAATACATTTGGCTCTCTCACTTCCCAAACTCCAGGAATACAGTTATCTTGAAGCTTGTCTTTTAGTTCTATAGCTATCCCTCCCTTTCGAAAAGCTTATTCACTTCGAGGCTGTAATACTTTCCATCCCCGACAATTACATGATCGATCAGCCTGATGCCTAATATTGCCCCGGCCTCTCTTATTCTTGATGTGATCGCTTCGTCCTCTTTGCTAGGGGTCGGGTCGCCCGAAGGGTGGTTATGGACCAGGATACACGAGCCACCATTTGCAAGGATCACCGGTCTAAAAATCTCCCTAGGATGGAGGAGCGAGGTGTCGACAAGCCCTTTGGTCACGGTGGTTATGCCTACAATGTTTAACTTGACATCTAGGGCAAAAACCAACACGTTCTCTTGGGCTTCGCCTTCAAGGATCTTTGAGGCGATGTCGTACACAACCTCTGGTTCGTCGGCCTTTTTGTGATACTGGTAAGACTCTTCCTTTACCATCTTCCAGTTAACCTTTACCGCATCCATGTCTTTGCCTCCCTTCCAATAGGTTCATAGAGAGGGGCGCGGCGGCGCCCCCTACTATCAGCCTACCAGCTCCTTTGCCTTCCTTAAGGCGTCGAAATAGTTTTCGAACGTATACACAGGGTCCAGATCGCCGTTACTATCGGAGCAAAGATCGACCTGGAACTTGCCGGTCTCCGGGCCGTATTTTATCCCGGACCAACAATCTTCTCCGTCAACGTGGGCGACGTATCCTTCAAGTACGCCGTCGGTTTCAGGAGTAAGGGCTATGACAGGACGACCGGCAAAGTCAGCAAGTATGTCACCGATCGTGCCCGACTCTCCCCAGCCAAGATATTCTCCTGTTTCTGTATCGACCAGAACTGTCATACAGGTTATTACCTCCTCTTCTGGTAGTTTCCACATAACTCAACTACCACCACTTTTATTGTTTGTCAAGTATGGGTTTAGTCTTTTTCTCATAGACTACCCCGCATACCGGACATACAGCCTTAACCGGCCTTATTGCACCGGCCCGCCATTCGAAGTCGGCTATTAGTTTTTGCCCGCAAGAGCACCGGAAAGGGCCCATTACTCGACAAGCTCCATCTCTTCGGCGGTAAGAGCTGTTACGGTCTTACCGTCGAACGCATAGTGATATCTGGACGGTTTGCCGTATAGTCTACCTCCTAGCTTGACTGCCCAGGAGGTCCCCTTCTCGATGACAATCACGTATTGATCGCCGCCGCCCATTCTCCCGGCTATTCCCTCTGCTATATAACCTGATGCGAGCATTTCGCCCGGGAGATCTCCAGTGACAGAATCCTTGTCGAATTTTTCCCCGTGGGCGTTCCATCCACGGAACCCGATCGGAGTTCTAAGGACCATTACGGCTTGTTCCTCGCCATCGTCCTGGTCAGCCTGAACGAACTTCGGCCGTCCGGCCTTTGTTTGAGTCAGGGTCACAAACTCAATTTCGACTTTACCTTTTGCCTCCCAGACGGCGTATGTGTCCGGGAGTAATGACACGGGGATTACTCCCCTTTTCCTCCCTCTTCCCTCTTCTCCTATCATGATCGCGGGGATTTTTACCCCGCTAGTGAGGGTAAGAGTTTCTACCTCAGTACCGGTTCTAACTGAACCGGCGGAAATCGTAAAGATCTTCATTTGACACCTCCTTTATCAGACACTCAAGGATAAGGGGCTTTCGCCCCCCTCACCCTTCAGGGCCGATAGACGGAACGAGAGAGACATTTTTTAACAAGGACTACCGCATAGATAGCCAGAGTAAAGTATCACTCTTCGTTCTTGATCCTGTCATACATATCCATCAGGTCTTCCCAAATACCGTCCTCAAGTTCCTCTATCTCGTCTTCAGGTATGGTCTCGTAGTTCTCTTTCCCTTCCATACGATAGAGGTATATGTATGAGGGCGTCCAGGTACTAGGGCTTTCAGAGACTACCCTTAATACCCCGTCGTCCTCATCGTAGACCAGGACGGCGTCCATCTGCCCGCAAGGGCGACCTTTCTGGTTAAGCATCGGGTATGCGTTTTTGACAATTTCGCCCGCGATAGCCCTAAAGTCTGCCTTATCCAGGGACTCGATTATTTCTTGCCTGTGCTTCATGCTATCCCCTCCTCTGGTTTTGTTTTATACACCGCTATGATATACATGGTTGTATAGACGGCAATTGCATCACTGTCATAGTCAATAATTGTAAAATTGCAACTATCTAGTTCTGGTGTTGATGCAATGAGCTTAAATAAATACCATTCTTTTTCTGTGAAGTCTTGTGCGGTAAAGCAATGCGTGAATGTGCCGCCAACTATAACATCGCTTGTCAAGACGTTATCCTTGTCTGGGATATACGGGCCACAGTTATTTTCGATGTATATATTGCCATTCTTTAGGCCCGCTTTAATAGCCTTGTATAATGCCTTGTCTCTTTTCTCGATAAGATATAGGTATTTACCATTTAATGTTGCATTGACTTCTGCATCAATTTCGGCATCTAATAAATCCTCAGCCTTTGCAATAACGTGAGCAATATCTTCTGATGTATATTCTTTTGCCATGCCACTTTCCTCCTCTCGTTCAAGATTTATAATCACACTTTTTTCTAAGCCCTTGCTAAGGGGTCCCGGCGGGGGTAGTACCGGGACCATAAAGCAAAGGTTCAGATCAGTTGCCATCCCTCCAATCCGGGTGTATAGGTTCTGGCTTGTATTCTCTCTATTGGTCACACTTACTTATGCTAAGTGCACTTTTCTTATAAACCATGCAGATACCGACGTTTAGAATATCAGGTCGGGCTCGTCTGATTGATCCATATTTGCCGCCTTGCTTCGCCTTCCAGGCGTTGCAGGTTAAGCAGATTTTCCTATCGGTCATTGTCCTTTACCTCGTCCAAATATGTGTTCAGTTTGTCAACCAGTTCTTCATAGAAAGCATCGAAGGTCTTGACCTTCTTTGCTATTTCTCTAAGGTCCTCAATCTCAATTTCCTCATCTCTTTCGTCTATAACCGGGACCGGATAGTAATACTTTCTGGTTTCATCCCGCCTTCTGTCATACTCTGTGCTCTCTGTGTATAGTTCTATATGTCCCCCGGACCTTCCGGTCTGGAAAATCTTCAGGGGACGGTTTTCTCTCTCAAATTCACAAACTAAATCTTCAAAGTAGGAAAGAACTTCATCGAAATACTTATAAGCCTTGTCACGGTTCCTGGCTTTGATTACGTCCCGAACCCTTACGTCATGGGCATATGCTTGCGGCGTATTAAAATCGCCGTGTTTCTTATGTTCTATGAGGAATTCAAACATTGAATCCCTCTTCCTCAAATCACCATCCATCAACATATCGCTCAT